GATGCAAAATTACAAAAAGATGATTATTGGAGTAAACGCATTAAAGAGATGAGGGCACAAAAAGAATCAGCCCGAATGCAAAAATTGACTGATCATTTTAAGGCTAAAGGGCAAGAAGTCCCAGAGCACCTCAAGAATCCTCAACCTGTTAATCTTGATTATAGTAAAATCAGACAGGAAGCTAAAGGGATGAATAAGAAACCTGCGATTGCATTTGCTAATCCAGCCACACCAGTTGCAGCCCCAGTTCCTGCGGCTCAACCTCAAGCCCAATCTAGGTACGGTAGATTGTATGATCCAGACTGGAGCGGGACAATTGATTATTTTAAACAAAAAAAGCTGGCTTCCTCAGAGAAAGAAAAAGCTAAAATAACCCCTGCAGATGTTTCAGACCCAGTTATTATAGAGAACCGCACTTCGGTTTCTGAGCCTGCAATTATTAATGGACCAAATCAGCTAAACTCTTATAAGGGTGACAATATGAAAAAATGTAGCGATGCGCTTCGTAAAATGGTTGGGTGCCTTAAAAAGGTAGATCCAAAAACTAAGCTTCCAGGTATTATGATGGACAAATCCATTGAAGCAAAGAAGAATGTTAATGTCAGTCCATCTTTGATGATGAGTAAGGCTGAACTTCAAAAGGATTCAGATTTAATTAAACGATGTTGGGAAGGTTATAAGGCAACTTCAGGTAAAAAAGCCCATTCTAAAGATTCATACGAACCAGTTGAGAAGGCGACTCCAGCTGCCGCACCTGCTCCTGCCCCAGCAAAACCAGCCGCTCCAAAAATGCAACAACCTAAAATGAAGCCAGCTAAGCCTCAGATGCCTAAGCAAAAAATGCCTGAGATGCAAATGTCGGCTATGAAAAAGGATGATAAGCCTCATCCAGCTGGTAGTCCAGAAGAAAGATCTCATGCAGTGGCTGAAGGTTACTCTTCTTTACCTGCAGCATTAGCAGAAGTTAAGGGTTCTGATGCTAAAAAAAGATTTTTCGATCACTTGAAAACTTTAAAAGATAAAAGCAAGCATAGAAGTCCAGGAAATATTAAATGATGTCTAAAAAGAACAGAAACACAGATTCAATCAAACAGCAGTCTGATGAGACGGTGCAAAATAAAGCTCCGTTTATCGGATGGGTTTCTTTTGATGCTTTCTGGTCTGAGTGTGTAAAAAATGGAACTCCGGCTGTAAAAAGTGCATGTCAAGCACATTTTAAGACGCTTGGAGTATGGGACGATCAAACAGAGTGGCTAAAAGCTGCTCAGCACTTCGGAATCCCAGTTGAAAAATAGTAATGAAATCAATAATTTGGAATATAAACTTAATACTTAATTGTACATATTAGGAGATATAAATGGCTCGAACATTTACGGATTCAAATGGAGTGACGCTGATTATCCCAGATTCAAGCGTCAACATTAATGTTGTAACGCAGCCTACTGGTCTTGCCTCTACAGGCATTATTGCCTTGGTTGGTGAAGCTGAAGAAGGTTTACACTGGTCAGAAGAAGCAAAACTATCAGACAATAGCTTTGGCCCTGGAGATCTTGCTAGAGTTCAAGCAAAGTACGGTTCAGGCCGACTTGTGGATGGTTTTAAGGGTCTAATCGGAGCCTCTGCTTCTCCTAGAATTCAAGGATCTTTTAATCGTGCAATTCTAGTAAAAGCCAATCTGGGAACAAAAGCTTCTAAGGCTACGGATGACGGCCATGGCACTTTTAATGCTAAGTTGGCAGGCGCTAAAGGTAACACTATTAAGGAAACTATTTCTACTAGTGTTGCAGAAGCAGCTCCTACAACTGGTACTTTTTCTTATGTTCCTTCAACTTCAGCTGCCTCATTAACCGCTCGAGTTAACGGTAAAGCCGCTCAGTCATTGAGTATTGCTGCAAATACAACTCCAGCTGCTCTTGCCGCTGCTATCGTAGGCATGAATAACCTTAATGCAGTGGGTGGTGTTGATAAAGTAATTACTCAAGGTTTGACTGGTACCCTAGTTAAACTAGAAGTAGTGTCAGGACAAAATGTAAAGATCTCTTTGCCTTCTACTGTTACATGGCCCAACAGCCCTGCAGTAGGTGATACTCTTAGAATTCCAGCATCTTCAGTTATTGAAGGTGGTGCTGCAGAGAATGTCGGTTGGTATTTGGTCACTGCAGTTGTGAACACTAACGCAGAGGCTTCAATCTCTGCTAAGAAAATTACAGCTGGTGCCCCTGCAGCCGTTGCACCTGTTGCTTTTTCTGGTACTCCTGCAAACGACTTGGTTGGATACAGCCCTATTCGTGTAGACAATATGTCAGGCGTAGATAGAAATGTATTGGCTGGTTTAGTTGGACAAAACGCTACTGTTTCTGTGGCTGGATCTGCATTGACTTTTACATTGGCTTCAGCCAACGTATTTGCAGCTTTACCTAAATCTGGAGACATTGTTTATATTCCTTCAGGTTCAGCATTCCAAGGTGCTGGTAGTGCTAATGTCGGCTGGTATCAAATCACTGCAGTTAGTAATTTCCCTAGCGCAGCCTTTATTACAGCCTCTAGGCTCTCTAATGGTTCCCCTGTAGCAGTTGCCTCTACCGCAATCGTTGCAACTACCGATGTTCAGGTTATCAATAGACAAATCGCAGGTATCGGTAAGGCATTAGAGATTAATGATGCTGCTGGCACTGTTCATATCAATACTATTTTTAAACAATTGGGCGTTGATAGTGCAGCTGCTTGGATTGGCACACTAATTACTTCAGCTGCCGAACTTAAAAAGAAAATCGACCTTTCTCGTCCAAACCCTCTTGTTACCGAGTCATTTGTACATGGCGGCAATATCGTTATGGATATTGGCTATAAAGGTACAACTGCTGCATTAGTTATCCAGACAGTATCTGGAATTAAACGATTGCAAACTACTGTAGTTGGTGGTGTCGGTTCAAATCTTGATATTGCATTGAAAGATTATAATTCTATTGCAGATCTTGTTGATTATATTAATCAACAGCCTGGTTATTCAGCTGCTGCTGCTTCTGCACAAGAAGCCCAAAGATCTCCAAAAGATGTTTTGGATGAAGTTTCTAGTGCTGCTGCGACAAGTGCTGATAATAGACGACCTGCCAGAATTAAACGTGATATCTGGGATATGACTAAAGGTCTTGGTAATATTGCTCAGAATTCTACTCTTGTTACTTATACTAACACAGCAAAAGCTGGTTTACCTGAAGATGAAGGTCCTGCCTTCTTGACAGGTGGTGCAAAAGGCGGATCTACAGGTCTTGCAGTTAGCCAGGCAATTGATGCTTTGGCTAATGTACGATGTAACTTCGTGGTACCTCTTTTCTCTAGAGATGCTGATTTAGATAAGGCAGAAAACCAAACAGACTCCACTTCTACTTACACAATCGATGCTATTAATGCAGCTGTTAAAACTCACTGTATTAATATGTCTACTCCAAAAGTTAAACGTCATAGAATTGGACTTGTTTCTAAAAAAGGCACATTTGCCGAAGCAAGAGCTTCTGCTCAAACAATGGCCTCATTCCGCATTGCTCACTTGTTCCAGGATGTCAAAGATTTAAACAGCAATGGTGAGATCGAGACTTTCCAACCTTGGATGGGTGCTGTTAAAGCTGCAGGAATGCAAGCCGCTGGTTTCTATAAGTCTATCTTCAATAAAGCAATTAATATTTCTGGTATCGTAAACCCTGCAGATTTTAGTGATGAATCTCAGTCTCAATCAGAAGATGCAATTCTTGCTGGACTAATTCCAATTCAGCGGCAAGAAGATGGTTCACATACTTTCTTGTCTGATCAGTTGACTTATGGACTAGATAATAACTTTGTCTATAACTCAATTCAAGCTGTTTACGTTGCAGATATTATTGCACTCAGCTTGGCTGAGTCACTTAAGAAAGCGTTTGTCGGTGAATCTGTTGCAGATGTCACACCAGCAGTTGCAGTGTCTTTCATTAAAGGTAAGATGGCAGAATTCTTGAATTCTAAACTTATCGTTGGAAGCTCGGAGTTCCCTGCTGGATGGAAATCAATTCAGGTTTCAATCGATCAAGGTGTTATGACTGTTCGTGCTGTTGTTATCGAAGCTACTTCTATCTACTTTATCCCAATCAATGTAGATATCGAAGGGTTACGAGATAGCGCATCTGCTTAATTTTAATACAATAGGAGATAATAATGGGTAGCCCACATGTAATTTTAACAGGTGCAAGAGCACAACTGATTGTCAACGGTAAAATCGTTGGACTGTTCACAAGCTGCTCTTATAACATCACTTACGATGCGAATCCTGCATTTATTTTAGGAAGATATAGTGCAGCAGAGATCACATATACAGCTCAGGATGTTGTTTCAGTTGATGCAACAGGTTTCCGAGTTATCGATGCTGGTCCTCATGCAGTCGCTTCAGTTCCTAAGCTTCAAGAGCTTTTGAATCACGAAGACATCTCTCTTTCATTGATCGACCGTAAAACTGGTAAGAATTTCATGACAGTTGTTGGAGTAAGACCTATGGGTTATAGCTCTAGCGTTTCTGCTCGTGGAGCTGTTGAAGTTAGTGCTCGATTTATGGGACTGAGAATGGAGGATGAATCTGGAACACAGAACGAGTCTTCTAGCGCAAGCACGCTTCTCTCTGGAACGTAATTTCCAATCTTTCCCTATGAACCTTCTTTGGAGGGATTTATTAGAACCCAGGTCAAAAGCCTGGGTTTTTTATTTTTTCAAGTCTTTTCTTTATGGCATCGATTCCATGCTGACGATTGGTTTTGCGTGTATCATAAGGAACATCATCGCCTTTTGTACTGGTGATCGATTCATGTTCAAGGGTGCTTAAAAACATCATTTTGGTTGACCAAAGCCCTAGACTCAACAAATGCATCAAACTTAGTGTCTGTATCAAACACAGACAGTAAATATTTCTTGTTCACCCTATGGTAATTAAAGTACCTCTGTTTCATTATTGTAAGAATGCAGGAGTGGGCGTTATGAATTTCAAAATCTATATTTTTTTCAATAATATAAGCTATTGCATTTTGTAATGTCTTCAGCAACTTCTTTTTTACCAAACGACAGTCTCATAGCGCATTTTAAATATCTTTTGTAATTTTTATAGATCAGATCAATCAGTTCTGTTTGCATATTATTCAATTCAACTTTCCGTTTTCAGATGTTTGCCCCGACTCTTCCTGCTCTAACTGAGCCTCAATAACCTCTATCTGCTTACACTTCTTCTTCATGTTTTTTTGTAGACCTATAAGGGATCTTGATATGCTAGCAATCTCGATGGTTAGCTCCATATGTTTCTGAGCTAAAATATCTAAACGGTCTTCTCTATTAATCTTTTTCTTTTTCCCCACCAGACACCCTCCTCAAGATAAGTCTCCAAAGTCCCTGTTTTAGGACTAGGCAAAAACCCAGTACCCAATAGTTGTCCTAGGAGTTTTCTTGAAGTACTTTTTTCTGTTTATAACTAGACTTCGTTTTTGGCATAGCTGTTTAGCTTGTTATATACAGTTTTAACACTAACTCCAAGCACCTGAGCTGCCTTTTCTTTACTTCCACCAACCGCCGCCAAAACTTGATTAATATACTGTCTCTCGATTTGAGCCAAAGTTGGCAACTTAGGTAAATCACTGATTGCTTTTGAGTTTTCCACCTTAGCCTCAGCTCCTTCAGCTTTTGCATTTTTTACTTCTTCTGACACGATGCTCACTCCTCGTGGTAATGTAACCACAGTTTCTTGTAATTGATTCATAAAATCTTCTATTCGCACACCTTTCATAGTAATGCATGATTATAAAAAATGCAATAGGTATGTAAAAATGCGTTTGATTTAAAAAAAGCTAATAAAATCAGTAATTTGTAAAAATAACTTAATACTATATTTGTAAGTCGGGTAATTTTTTACCTTAATCTATAGATTTGAAAGTTAATTAATTAACGAAAAAAGGAGTTAATACATGTCTGCGATTGCAAAATCACAAGCTATTATGAGGGACCTGAAAGAGCGTCTCCAAAAGAAGATGCCTGCTTCTTATCAGTTCTCTGAATCAATGGACGCACAAGGTGCTCGTCTTTTGATTTCTGCGGATGCTACACCGGCTGCTGGTGAACAAGTTATTGCTATCCGAATTCTTCCTGAGAAAACAGCTCATCAAGACGTTCTTGGATCTGCACAAAAAGTTTATGCTCCCCTAAGAGCGCAAGTTATCGAAGAAGCTTCTACCATTTCTGGTGTTTCTTTGATTACTCTTGCTAACCGACTTCAAGTTGACCTTGAGTTGGCTCGTATGGGTCTTAAACAAGAGCGATATTTGAATGCGAACAATACAGTTCCTGCTGTTTCTCAGTTTGCTGCTGACGGTTCAGTATCAAGCTCTACATTGATTGCGTCTCTGCCTTTTGATATGTACTGGCCGTTGTCTGGTCAATAATAAACGTCAAGTACTTAACCCTAAAGGAGTTAATAATGAGCTTAGATATTAATAAGCTGCTTGACGAGGTAGAAGCCGATGTTAAAAAGCTTCTAAAATCAGCACAAGAAGATGCTGAAGGCCTTAAGAAAGCAGAAGAAAGTAAAGCGGAAGCTTCCAAGAAGGAAGAGTCCAAAAAAGAAGAGTCCAAAAAAGAAGATAAAAAAGAACAGTCAAAAGCAGATTCTGAAAAATCTGCTATGGCTAAAGCCGATGAACAAGAAGGTTCTGGTTATGAGAGCCAGGCCCCTGAAGCATCTGAAGCTTCTGCTGCTGACGAAGCTGCTGCTCCTGCTGCTGAAGGCGATCAAGCTGAAGATTTGGCATCTGTGATGCAAGGTCTTGACGACGACACTCTTCATGAACTTTATCAGAAGATTAAAATGGAATTAATGGCTCGTATGCAGTCTCAAGAAGACAGTGCCGCTCATGCTTCCGCTGCTCATACTGCTGAAACTTCTGCTGCCGCTCCGGATCTTGCTATGAAGTCAGAAAAAGAATCTATTGAAAAACTTACTAAAGCCGAGTCTGAATTGAAAACTAAAGACGAAGAAATTAGTAAGCTTAAAAAGTCTCTTGAGGATTATGAAAGAGGCCTTTCTGAGATGACTGACATGTTGAAACAAGTCCTTGAAAGACCTGTTCAGCGTGCTCTTACTGACATTTCTTTTATTGCTAAAGATGGCACTGAAGGCTTGAAAAAGTCTGAAATGTCAGATGAAGACATCAAAAAAGCAGTAGATGCTATCAGTTCAGATCGTAAAAAGCTTTCTGCTCTTAACAAGAGCGAGATTGATACGATCCAGGACTTTTATGCTGGTAAAAATGTAAAAGATAAAATTCTTAAGATTGTAAACAAATAATTATAAAGGAGAAATGCCGTGTTAGAAAAAATTCAAGAACTGAAGAAAGCTTTGGAAGCAGGCAATTATAATGCCGCTCCGGGAGCGTTGACTCAAGGTTCTGCGTTGCAAATGGAAGACCTTTCCAACGTAATGAACGTAGCAACATTCCAAGACAGTGCAATCAAGTTGCAAAAAGAATTGAAAGTTGTCCCTGCTAAAGGCACACTTGTACAATTCAACCGCCAACTTGACTATGGTATCTTTGGAGGTTCTGCTGTGCTTGAGGGCGCTACAGGCCAAGAAGAGACTAGTAACTATGTGCGTGTCGTAGTGCCAATGGCTTACTATGTACATGTTCGACGTGTTACATTGCAAGCTGAAATGGTACAAACATTTGATGGTGTTAAAGCCGAAGACCGAGTGGCTGCTGATGCCGCTATTAAGTTGGCTGCTGACATCGAATTCCACTTGTTCCGTGGACGTTCAGCATATTCAAATGCTGGATTGTTTGATGGAAATCCTCTTGCTGCTGCTGATAATGAGCCGGGCATGCATGGATTGGATATGCAAATCCGTCAATCTGATGCTCAGTCAAATACTAAAGATCTTATGTTCCAAGAGTATGGTGCTGACACTTCGGTTGCTATTAACCAAAATGGTGTTCTTTCTCAGTCAACTATTGAAGACATCTATAGCCGTGCTCAAATGAATAATGGTGCTCCTGAGAAGTTGTACCTGGACCCTTTGACTCATGGTGCTTATAATAAAATTGCTCATGGTAAAGAGCGTATTGTTCTTGCTGGTTCACCCCAACAAGCAACTGGTGCTCAATTGAAAGAACAATGGGTAGCTGGTGGCACTATCAGTATCGAATCTAGC